CAGGTGAAGCCGTTCACCTCAAGGAACGTGGCTGCTGCCAGCAGTGCGGTGTTGTCGATCATCGCCGCCGGCACCCTGCTGGTATTCACCAGCAGCCACTTCGCCAGATCCGCGAAGTTGTCACTGGGTCCGGTCACGCTGTCGTAAATCCGAGTGACGGCCATGCCACCACGGATGAACAGATGCACCTGGCGGTTGTACTGATCAGAGCCGTCCGGGGTGGTCACGTTGAAGCTGAATGTGCTGATGTCCGGGTAGATGCCTACCTTGCCGCAGAAGAACGGTGCCTCGGGCAGATCCTTACCTGCGTGCTGCACTAGGTAGTTGCCAGGTGTCCAGATGCCGGCCCTGCGGTTGTAGGTCTGCGTGTGGGCGCCAACGCGGCAGGCACGCTGGAACACGTCCTTCACCGGGATGCTGTCCAGCTGGCCCTCGCTCAGTACCAGCATGTAGTAGGCGGTGACGTTGTTGCTGGCGTCATTCTCGAAGCGTGCTTCGGTGGCGCCGGGGCTGATTAGGATCCCGCCTTTGCTGTTGCGGAATCGGGCGAACACAATCGGCACCGGCTCGCCAATCTGCGCGAACCGCTGCGGACTGTCCAGCTCGGTTGTGCCCTTGGCGGCTGCGGCTTCAACAGGCGCATTGATCTGCCCGGCTTGGATGGCCAGCAGCGCCAGCGGATCGCTAGTGGAAAGAAAACTCATTGTCTGACGCCCTGCCCCATGATGGCTACCGTCAGCTTCCGTGGCGGTACTTGCGCTCCAACGGGAGACAATGCCGAGCCGAGCTGAATGGTCAGGCTGGTCAAGCCGCCATTGCCGCCGACCACTTGGCCGGTATATGCGGCCACCAGTTCCTGCCCAGCTTGCGGCGTGTTGTTGCCGGCGCTGGAGTCGAACTGGTAGATGTTGAGATCCACCAGTCGGCCATCGCGGATGGCAGCTAAGAAGGCATCCACTACCAGTCCGGTAGCTGGAGCTGTGACCGCTACCGCCTGCTCAGTGCCGCTGCTGCCGGCGGTGATGCCATCAGCGATGAACGGTACATAGCTCCAGCTGGCGCCTGACCATGTGACAACGGAGTTGGCGTAGTAGCTCTGCCACCGCTCATAGGTAACGCCTGCTGCGTCATAGATTCGCAGGTATTGGCTTTGCGCTCTCATCAGGCAATACCCAGCGCGATGCGTGCTGATGGCGTACGCAGCCGGCCGATCACGCCTTCAGCGGTCAGCCGCATCGCGCGTTCCATGTCGGCCACTGAGACGTACCGCTTGCCGTCGAACTCCATCACCGGGCCGGTGGTTACGTTGATTGTAAGAGGGGCTGCTCCAGTGCCGGAACCCTCGGAGGGGATGGCGTCTTCGCCGCGTTTGCCGAAGAGGTAGCTGGTGGCGAAACCGGCGGCCTTGGATTCGGGCACGATGTATTCGGATTCGCCGCCTTCACCGATAAGGCCGAGTGTGGGGCGGTTTACGACGCCGCCTTTGGCGAATGCCTTGAAGCCGCCTGCCCAGAACGCGCCATCGGCAGCCTTCTTTGCGGTAGTGGTTCTAGCGCCGCGTGCTGAGTTGAGGAGTTGTTGATTGCGGAAAGCGCGTGCAATGTCGTCGGCGGCGGATCTGGCGTAAGCGGCTACATCGGACATGGCGTCGGCAAAGATTCGTGTTTGGCTAGTGCCCGCTTGGATTACACCGACAAGTTCGGTAGAGCGATTCTTTGTGTTGGTGGTCTCCAGGGCAGCTACGCCGAGAGAGCCAGCGAGACGATCGGCTTCATCCTTTGACATACCGATTTCGGTACTGGTCAGTTTTTGGGCGAGGGCGCTTTCGGCTTGGATTACCTTTGTTTGGAAAATAGCTTTAGCAACGGTATCCTGGTTAGCAGCAATTTGCTTGGCAGCGGTCACTTGGTCGTAGGCACTTTGCACAACATCTCTTTGTACGCCAAGTGCAAGGTCGTAGGCGGCAGAGATTTTACTTACTTGTTCTGATGTGTTGCCACGTGCTTCCGCTTGTGCAATGGCAATTTGCTTTTCTGCCGCAAGCTCGCTGAACTTGAGCGAGATTAGTTTTGCCTGTAGTTCCGCTTTTTGTACCAGGAGTCTGTTATTTTCTACTGTTTGGATATACTCCAGTTGGGCAGCGCGAACTTGTTGGCGGAATTGAGCAAGAGCAATGTTGAATCGCTCGGTTGATGTTTTAGCTAGTTCGTAAAGACGCCCCAGCTGGACGCCGTACAGATCATTTATTGCGGATTCGGCTGACAACTGGGATTGGCGAACCTGGCTGCTGGTTTCCAGCGCGGTCTGCTGGAGGCGCACGTATTCTGCGGCGCGACTATACCGCTCTGCGTTAGCCTCAATTTCTAGACCTTGTTCCTGCAGCAGAGTTTTTATGCGGGATTGCTCGATGGCGAGGGCTTGGGCGTTTTCGAGTTGTCGGATGCCTTTTTCTACTAGGGCTGTGGAAGCACCTGCGTTATCTCTACGGAATTGCAAGATCTTTTCTTCGTACTCGGCGTTTATCCGATTGGTTTCTAGTCCGCGATCTAGTTCGATATTGATGAGTTTTTCGGCTGCAGTGCGTCCGAGAGTACGTTGTTTTTCAAGGGCAATATTTTGAGCAGCATTGTAATTTTGGCTGACTTGTTTGTCGATGGCAGCCTGGAGCACAGCGTTACGCTTTTCTTCCTCTTCGGTGATGGCTTTTGTGCCGTTGAGAGTATTACTGAGAAAACGTCCCAGGATGGGGAACTTATTTATGACTTTGCGGCCAAGTTCTGCGCCCCAGGCACCTACTGTGGTGACAAGAAGGTTTGTGTATTGAAGGATTTTTGTAAACCCGCTAAGGAGTAGTGATAGAGCACTAACAAACGGAACGCCGATAATAGATAGTGTGCCGGATACAGCACCTAAGAACTGGTTCCAGATGTTGACGAGCACGTTTGCGTTGCCCGATATGTCGGCAACTGCCTGAGGGATCATGCCGGTTTGAGTTGCCACGGCGTCAGCGGCGATGGCTTGGGCTGTTTGGGCGTCGCCGGCTTCGATGAGGCGGCGGACAGTTGTATCCAGTTCGGCGTTGACGAATACGACGCTTTCGCGCAGCTTGTCCATGTCGAGCATGTCCAGCGCGTTGCCGATTTCGGTGATGCGGCGCTGGGCGTCTTCGAGGATTTGGCCGATGGCAGAACCAAGGATCTGACCACCAAAGCCGCCGCCGAAGAAGGAGCCGGCAAAACCACCAGCTACTTGGCCTATACCGCCACCAAACAGTAGCGGGAAGCCGGCGCCGAGTGCCATGTTTTCGGCGGTAGCGTTCGGATTGAAATTGAGATTGCCAGTAGTTGTACCCGTAGATTTAGTTTTACGCAAATTAAAGTTGGGCGGCAGCGCCGGTCCCTGTACAGGTGGAGCGGCGGGGCCGAGCTGCCCACCTTTTCCTAGCAGAACATCGACCTGTCGAATTGTTTGAGCAAGTTCTTTATACTCAATACTTGTCATAGATACAGCATTCTGTACATCGAGAAGTTCTAGCTGATAACGTTCCAGTGCGGATACGCTGTTAGGTACGGTGTCCTTAAGCGCTATAAGATCGCGCACAAGTTTGGATGGCCCTTGATCTTGAGCACTTAGTCGTTGTGTTGGCTGCCGTTGATAAATGTTCTGAAGCACAGAAAAGCGCTCCAGTTCTTGCTCTAGTAGGTTGGCGGATGCGTTTGCGGCGGCTTTTAGCGCGTTTGTAAATTGTTCACTGCCCGTCTTTGCATTAGCAGCAATAGCGTTAAAGGCACCTAGTTGCTGCGTAACGCCCGCAATGGATGTAGAAAACTTTGCAGATACAGTGTTTCCGTTAGCATACTGTTTTACTAGATCAGCTAGTTCTTGCTTTGCTTGCTTTACTTCATCTGTACCTCTTTTATCAAAAAGCGTCGGTACAGGTTTAACTTTACGAATTAGATCGTTTAATCTTCCGACGCCATCCGTTAGTGCCCGAAGGTCTTGCTGCCCTTGTACGCGAACGTCAATTACAGCGGAGTACCCGGCCACTTTTGCATGTAGACGTAAGCTGCTAGAAGTCTATCCTGATAAAAAGCCGCCGGGTTAGCGGCGGCGTTTAGCTTTGTCGATGGCGGCTTGCTCGGCGTCGTGGCGGATCTTGTAGTACAGACTCCAGCCGAGCAGTTCGTCTTCGGTCATGCGGCTGCGGAGTTCAGCCAAGGTCAGGCCCAGTTTTTCGGCAACGTAGAACTGGGTTTGGAGGTAGGTGTCCTTTTTGAGGGCAGCCTCAAACGCTTTTGGTGTCGGTCTCCTCCGAATCGTCGGTCAGGATCGCCAGCATCAGGGCTTGGAGGTCTTTGTCTTTGACTTCGTTTTTGAGCACGTCGAGTTCGGCGGCCTTGAACATGCGGGCGCCAGTGTCATCGCAGGCTTTGTTGATCAGCAGCTGGATGGCGAAGGCGGTGGCGTCGTCGGACTTGGCTTGCTTCTGGGCACGCTCGCGCTCGGCCATGGTCAGCGGCGTCACCCACATTTCAAATACGGAGCCGTCGCTCAGTACGACTTCCTTTTTGGTGGGCTCCAGGTTGGCCGCTTTGCGGAGACGTTCCAGCGGGCTAAGGGGTGCGGAGGCAGCCATGGGCTAGGTTGATGGGTCACGCATTAGTGTAGCGGAGTAGAAATAAAAAACCCCGGCGGGAGAGCCGGGGTTCGGGGATCCATCACACCAGCAGGTTATCAGGACTTGTAGAGGTCGAAGGTGGGAGCAGCGCTCGGGCGGAAGGCGATTTCCACGCTCTGGCCGTCGTCAGGGTTGACGGTGAGGCTGGCCGAGGTCAGGATCACGGGCACGGTGATGGAACGGCTGAGGGTGTCGTTCACGGTGCCGCTGACCGAGATGCGGTCGATGTACAGCTTGACCGTGGCGCCAGTTTGGTTGAACTGGACCACATCCTCGATCATGCGGCTGGACAGTGCCGTGTCGTCGTCGGTCGTATAGACCGTGGCAGTACCAGAACCGTCCGCAAAGCCGGTGATGTAGTTGCGGAATGGGGCGTACTGGCCGGGGGTCTGGCCGATGGTGGTGACGTCGATCTCGGAGCGGGTGATCTCAAAGCTCCAGTCGCGCACGCTGCCCACAGCTGCTGGGGCGGTGTACACGATGCTGGCGAAGTTCGCGCCAAAGCCGGAGGGTTGAGCGGTTGCCGTAGCGGCAGCGCCACCAGCCGTCGAGCTGATGGTCATGATGCCGGTGGCGGGGACGTAAGTCTTGACGAAGTACGCACCAGCGGCGATTGCGTTGGTGGTCGTGGCGCCGACGGGGTAGGTCAGGGTCACGGGGTCGTTGACCTTGAAGCCGAGGTAGGTGCCAACGGTGATGTTGGAGGCGGTGGAGGGGAAAGCGGTTGCGGCGAGCGTGGTAACAGATGTACCAGCGGGGGAGTAGTACAGGGCGCCGGAGGTGCCCGAAAGAACGGTGGCCATGGGAGGTACCTAAATAGGTGTGGACGCGGGCACGGCCCGGCTTAGTACAGGTTAGCTCCAGTGATTGGAACTATTAAGTTGTGATGGTTGCTTGGAAGCCGGTCTCGATGCGAGATATAAAAAATGGCGTAAAAGCGCGGCGGGATTGTTGATCGGGGGCAGTACCGCTGAAGTTGGGACTGAACGAGGGGCCGTCGATTGAGCCGGTGCGGGTGTAGATGCCTGTTGATTGCTTAGGCGTGTCATTGATTGTCTTAAGAATGTCGTACGCGACTTGGATTAGTTCCTGATTGCGGGCGGGGCCTTTACCTTTTGGGGTGTAGGCGCGGATGACGATTACACCACGCACGTAGTCGTGGTTGGTTGTCAGGCTGGATTCGGTTGTTAGGCCGAATTGGATGTTGACGTGGACAAACTCCTCGGCGCTGTCGGCGCCATCGTTCATCACGTTGTCGAAGTACACCGGGACGGATGGCACCAGTGTGTTGTATGCCGTCAGTAGCGGGGCCTCGAATACGGCGCGGATGTTCTGGTAGTTCATTCGGGTCGTGCTAGGCGAACGCCGCGCTCCAGGGCTTTTTGCATTTTGCCACCTCGCACGAATAGGGGATACCAGTTGAGTGGGGCCGTGCTGCGAGAGTTACCGCTGCCTGATACGTCGCCGCGTTTGCCTGTTGCGGGACGAGTACCTCGGGCGACGACATCTCCCACGGGAGGGAATCCAGGGTATCTAAATTCTTCGCGGGGAACGTCAGCTAAGTCAAGCGCGATAAGTTTGTGGGGAGCCACATTTTCGATCGTAAATTTTACCTTTCGTGCAGCTTCTCTTTTAGTCAAAGGTAACTGCGGAATGTCGGACAGTGTGTAGGGGTAGCTGCCCGAGCCAGCGCCGCCGGATGAGGCAAAAGCAACCCAGCTATCTCGAAACTCGCCGCTCCAGGCAGGGCCGGCGTCAGCCAAGCCGTTCATTATTTCTTTTGCTGCGGACCGGGATAGGTTGTTTATCCACTTATACGCATCGCGTTCAAGTTCTTTGAGGGCCGCCATTATTGGGGCCTCGCAATGAGGGTGTGGTAGATGGGGGAGTCGCCGCGTACTGTTTTGACGTTGATGATGCGGGCGGTCTTCGCGGTGCTGTTGTCGGTGTATTCGATGCGGTCGCGGATGCTGGGGGCGTATGTACCAAGTTCAGTGTTGCCGATGATGAGTTTTAGGTCGGTGGTTTGGTAGGTGCTGTCGAACTCTTCGGGATTGACTTGGGTGATGATGGCGCGGACCGTGAAGGAGACTTCGGCACCGCTTACTAGGCCGGTTGTCGGATTGTAGGTTTCGGTTGTGGCGGCCTTGATGTAGGTAATGTCGGAGCCCCAGTCCGTCAAAAGCGGGCCGGGGATGGGGGCGAAGGTGATGTCGATGAGGCTCATGTCAACCTCTCAGCAGGCGGACGGCGTAGTTGGCGGCGCCGGATTGGCAGTAGGGGCCGAGGTAGGACTGGAGCCAGGGGTAGACATCGAAGACGTTGTTGACGACGCCGGAGGTCGTGGAGCTGGATTTGTACTTGACTTGGAGGTCGCCCAGTTTCACCTCGTCGTAAATGCCGGTTGTGCCAGTGCTACCGGTGATGGCGTTGGTGTCGTTGGCGAGGGCGCGGGCGAGTTCGTAGGTAGCAACCTTGATACCTTCGGGGATCAGGGAGCAGGCGAGGTCAACGTCATCGACGGTGTAGTTGTCGCGGGGCCACTTCAGGGCTTGGGTGGTGGTGCAGCGGTCGCCGTAGAAGCTGAGGCCGTCGATCCAGCGG